ACTGTCGCCAGTATCGCCAAATCGCACGCTAAGTCTTTGATTTTATTTGTTGGCGCGCCCGAAGGGATTCGAACCCCTGACCTCTGCCTTCGGAGGGCAGCGCTCTATCCAGCTGAGCTACGGGCGCGTACTCTAAAACCCCTTATAAACCACGTATTCCGAGAGTTTTTGACCCCCACTATTTTTGCTGGTAAAACCGTCCATGTAAAGGGCGTCAGTAATTGGAGTGCCCCCGTGCGTCCCCGATACCTGTTCAGGCGTAAGGATAGCGACAACTATTATGTTCGGCTACAGCCGCCCGGCCAGAAGGTCGTCGAGCGCAGCCTTGGCACGTCCGATGTAAAGGCCGCAGAGATTGCGGCGGCCGACATCATTAAGCAACACAAGCAACTCATGTATGTGCGGCGCTTAGCGCGGCTGCCACGGGTCGAACCTCGATGGGTGCCAGCCTATGCACCCGGAATGCATGATGGCTTCTTCGCCACTGAGCGGGACCTACGCGACCCCGTTACCGGCGCGGTCATCGGCCCGAACGGCGGCCCGGCAGAAGTCCTTACTCCGGCACCAAGCGACGGCGTGCCGAGTTTCGAGGCTTACGATGCAGCGAAGGCGCGCCCGACGCCCGCCACCAAAGGAAGCGACGATGATTTGCTTGAAACCTACCTCAAGCACAACGGCATCGACGGCCTTCGTGAGCGTCAGGCCCGCGCCATTTGGCACATCTTCAAGACTGTTGTGAACAAGCCGCTGAAACAGTGCACGCGCGAGGACGGCCGCGCCCTTGTGGCCCATATGGAGGAGCAAGCGGGCGGAGAAGACGAAATTAAGAGCGCCACGCTCCGCCGCAGAATGGTCCCCTTAGTGGCAACTGTGAATTTGGCTATCGACGAAGGCAAGCTGACTTTCAATCCATTTAGCAGCGTGGTGCCGGTTCGTGATGACGAAGATGAACGTGATCCATTCGACGATGACGACATGGCGCTGATCCGCGCCAACCTGCACAAGCTCGATAAGAACGATCAGCTTCTAGTCCGCTTGGTGGCAACGACCGGCTTGCGGCGCGGGGAAGCGTTTGAAATCGACCGCGAGCAAACAGAGAATGGCATCCGGTTTGTGACCATCGGCACGAAGACACCGCAATCGCTGCGCAGGGTCCCGCTTCCGGCTGAGCTGTTGCCTTACTTGCCTGATAAAATCTCCGGCCAACTAATATCCGGCCGCATGGACTCGGCGGGCAAGCGATTGGGAAAATGGATGTTCGAAATTGCTATCCCCGGTATCCCCGATCCGGACATCATCAACGCGGCTCCCGGCGAACTGGATAAGGCACCGATGCACAGCTTCCGGCACCGTGCTGCACAGAGGTTGCGCGCCGCTGGCGTGCCCGAAGACGTGCGCGAAGCCGTAGGCGGCTGGGCGAATGGCAAGAAGAAAAAGACTTCTAGGAAGTACGGCAACAAGCACGGCGCGGGCTATCCACTCTCCGTGCTGAAGGAAGCCATCGATAAGATCGGCTTCTAACGGTCGTCGCGCGGCTCTCTGCACGGGGCGGTCATTAGCGGCACCATCAACCCGCGAAAACACCCCTATGTTATGTTGGTAGCTCTACGGCGGAAATAAGCGTCTTTAACATCGAGCCAAAAAGGGCCGGATAATCGTGCTTTTGCAGCCTTTGATCGACTGACGCTAATAAATACATGCTGATAAGTTGGTTTAGATTGCTTAGCCATTCCGCACCTTCCCCAACTTTGACGAATTTCATCAGAAGGGTGTGGGCAAGCTGGTATTGCTCAAATTGTTGTTCTCGTGAGCGCATAACAAGGAGTGCGCCGACCATGTCTAACGCTACTGCCTTCTGGTCAATCGTTTGGCCTTCCTCATACAGGAGAACGCCAATGCCCATAACGAGAAAAAGACCAAACATAACTACGATGTGAAAGCCTTTGGGAATGTCGTCAAACTGGGCATCGAGTATAGAGACTCCACTTTTCGCAGAAGCATCCTGAAGTAGCATTTGGACCACGACGCCCGCCGCGCTATTGAGTCTTTTATTGAAGTGCGGCGAGGGTGGCGGCGCGGTTCTGCTGAGCGTGCGTTCGAGCCAGTCCGCATCTGATTTCATCCTGCGTTCGGCAATTTGAAGGAGAGCAAAAGTGCATTCAGGATTGCGGCGCGGATCGGTCATGCGGATGTTCCAAGAGATCACCGTGCTCGGGGGCCTCGCCGAGTTCGAGCGCGAAGCTCAGCGTGCGAGCCGCGTCAGGCCACTTCTCGCGAATAGCATCGAAGAGTCTGACATACACGCTCGCCTGTCCATGGCAGATAATTTGACCGTCGTCGGTCTCATAGAAAGCAACGCCGATCAGCCGAAAGGCGACTTCACTGCCGCCGTCGGGCTGGGGATAAATGCGCCAAAGCCCGCCGCCGCTCGTGCCCGCGTAGCTTGAGGGCGGGCGAAAATTTTCGTCTGGTACCGGCCGGAAACGAAATAGATCGTGTTCGGCAACCTTCATTCTCTCTTCAATTTGGCCGACGCTTACCAAACCCCTGACAAAGAACGGGCTGGATTGCTGCACTTCCGGAGTCCATTCATAAATCATACCGGCGACAACCGTGATACTTTTCTCGCTGGGTTCAGCTTTCGCGAAGGCATGATGCCTGCCGATCTCCAGATTTTTCACAGAAACCAAGTGGCTTATACTCTCGAAGAACGGAACAGGTAGCCTGAGAAAACCTAAATCGGGGCCATCCTGAGTACGGGACGGGCCGAATTTTATGTATTCACAATGGTCTTTCACATTGAGGGGTATGAAATGCTCCGCTGGTCTCACGGGAAACACAACAACATCGATCCTTGTTTCACCTGCCATAGCGTCTAACACATGGGCGCACGTCAACACGCCGTGGATTTCACCGATTTCAACCAGCGTGCCCGTGCCTACGGAACGAAACCCGCCAAGCACCGGTTTGAAAAAAGCTACCGTGCTAGGCAGAATTTTGTTGTCTCGGAGTTGCGCATATTCTTCGCCGTTGAGCATCATTGAGTTACCAATAGTTTCCGAAGTCGCATAACCCCATTATGCGAACGGGCTACATCGTATAAAGCGACGGGCGATAATTACCAGACCTGACGGCGTTTGAACGAAACATGCGGCGAACGATCCGCAGCAAGCGCGTATTTTATCGCATCAAAAATGTGGCTCTCACTCGCGGGATCAACATCGTCGAGGTTCTTCGGGTTCCTAGTAAGCACAGGTAGGGTGCGCGCCGTATTTGAGCAGTGATCCCGAACAATAAATAAGCCCTTGCCTTCACGAATTTTCGAGTCCGGTCGCGGCGCGGTGTTTATCAGGCGCTCGCGCACCAGCGTAAAGCCGGTCTCGCGCGACCCCGGCGGCTTGGACACAAGCTCCCATGAAATCCCCGGATGTTTGATACCGTTGATGACCACGGGCACCTTGAATTGATCCGCCACCGAATACTCGTTCATGTCCTGCCCTATGGCGTCGTCGGCGAAGTTCCGTTTGAATATGTCGTGCCACTTGATCGGTTGAAGCACGTCCTGATAGCGCCATCCTCGTTGAATTTTATAGTTCTGAATTCGCGTCGTGATTTCGGCGATGCTTTCGTGCGTGCCCTTGTCGGGTGTGCCGTTGAACCCATAGACTTCGCCGATCAGAAACAAATCGCCCGGCAACGTCGGCATCGTGCGCCCATTCTTGAACTTCAATGTTGTCCCGTCGCTTTCGGCGAACGCGAGCCACGCATAAGGACGCGTCGAACCGTGATCGTAGGATGCAAACGTGCGCCACGTCGCCGGAATATCGAAGTCCTCGACAAAAATCGTTTTGCTATGATTGAAAAACACGCTATCGAGCGCACCGCCCGCAACAATCGACCAATTGCCGTATCTGAAAGCCTGTAGCATCGGCTCGCTGCCCTCACACGCTTGCTCGATGCTGGCCATATAATTTGGCGTCGTGCGGTTCAAAAGTCTGTTGTCTTCAAACGAGCAGTGAATAATCCTTCGCGTCTCGCCGGTTTTCGCATCGACGATAGCTGGCCCCGCGCCTTTCGGGATGCCACTAAGATTGAACCGATGAGCGATAGCGTTGTGAGACGGGCCTCCGGGGTTCGTCGTGAACAGAACATGTCGGGGCATGACGGACTCGGGCAGCGGCCCGCGTAGCGTCGTGAACATAGCCAAGTACCCTTCAAGGGATTTTTGCAGGCCAAGCTCTTCCCACGCCACGACAGCAAATTGCTTGCCGTAATAAAGATCGAGGCTGGACATATCGAGAAAGTAATTCAGTTCAAGTTTTTCGCCCGACTTCCATTCATAGACGTGGTTCAGCTTGTTGAACGAAACCGCGCGGCCCCAGATCGGACGCACAATCGAGTCAATCAGCGTAACGATGTCGGTCATTTCCCGCAGCGACGCTCGCAGAAGAACTGTGTTGTAGTGCTGGCCCCAACCTCTTCCGATGCCCGACAGCATCCGCATTATGAGTGCCTGCGTCTTGCCGCCTCCTTTATTCCCGGCTAGTCCGATTTCTTTTTCCGGCGCACACATGAATTCATAAGCCGGTCCGGGCTGCGCGGCAGCGACGACCTGTTGCCTACCCTGCTCATCCCGAATGTGCGGGACATAAACCCCGTTCACCTGCTTGAACGTATCGACGAAAGCGCTCATGGCGAGACCCGCCTTCCTCCGGGAGGGGGAACGCCTCTCCCAATTCCCTCACTTCTTGTCTCCATGCTGATGTAGGGCTTCTCTGCCGCCGCCATCTTCACTGCCGCCTTGACGGCGACTTCGAGATTTTGCTCCGGCGTTGGCGGGACACACTTCGGCTTGTAGCCGGGCGCGAGCGCCTTGAGCCAATCGTTCTGGTAGCCCTCATCGATCAGCACAGTGGGGTGGACGGCGCTCTCCACATTGCGACCGGCGTCTTGAAGCGCGCGATACTGATGACTTCCGATTACCAGAACATCGTCAGGCAAAATGTCGAGCAGCGTCCCGTCTTCTGATCTGAACAGCACGACTTCTCGAAGCAGCTTCTTGCGAAATCGCTGATCGAATTCTTCACTATCCTTGCAGGGACGAGGCGCGGCAAGCACGTTCGTCTGGCGCTGCACCTGATCCGGCCGCGACGTGAGGCCGAAGGACTCGTTGAAGCTCGCCGGGGGCGGCAGTGCCGCTTGCGGCTGTTGAGCATCGCCTTCGATTAGGACGCGCCCCGCGTGCGTGATCGACAGTTCGGATTTCTCCGCGTAGCCCGGCACCAAGGAGGCCAGCATCTTGACCAGCAATTGCGCGTTGGGAGGGCTGACGATTTCCTCGGGGATCAGCGCCCCGCTTTCGTCGCGAGCGAACACGTCAGACCGTTTCCTGTCTCCATAGAAGAATGTCCAGTCCTCGTCGATCATGCTGAGGGCGTCGGCTTCGACCTTCGGATCGTGGCGATAGACCGGGGCACCGTCATGGAACCGGGGCTGTGAGTGGCCAAGGGTCGCGAGCGACCGGGCCTCATGTTCCAGAACCACAATCTGAAGTTTGCGCGCGAGATTGACTAAGTTCGCGAAGGTGTCTTTGTGCCCGAGCCAGTCGAGCGTGAGCGACGGATCATCGACCGACTCCCTAATCCATTTGAAAATCGTCGCAGGGTTGATCCCGACTTCGCGCGCTGCTCCTTTGAGCGACGGCCGGATCGTCAAGCGATTGAGAATATCGACCTGCACCTCTTGGCGCGGTCGAGCGTGCTTTCCGGGGCGGCCCATGGCGCATCACTCCTTGTGCGAATGACAAGGGCGTCACGCCCGGCTAAAAGGTTTCGAGGGGGATCAGAGTTGGTAAACGATTTTGGCGAAAAAAGCAACCGGCATTGCTTTTCAGGTCTGCTCGAAAATTCCACTCTCGGGAAATTTTTCAGGTCTGGTTTTTGCGGTTGGGTGTCGCGTTTCCTTTTTAGCGGAATTATTTTTCCGCCTGTCGAGGGACTCAGCGATCACCGATGAGCACACACGTCGCTGCCGCAAACCGGGGTCAACCGGACCCTACCCGGTAGCTCGCCATGGTGACCGTCCTGATGCCCTCCGCGCTCGGGGGCTGAGACCGGTGCTCATGAGCCTCCCGTCGCCTCGGCAAGGCAAAGGTCGAATTGAAATCGCATACGAATTCGAGTCCGCTGTCGCTAAGTGCCACTAATCGGCGGCCGACTACCACAGCTAGTGGCAAGGAAAACCGCTCGAAACGGGCCAAATCGCGCTGCGGAGGGTGAATTTTCGCAGGAATTTGATGGCGCGCAAATAGGCCAAGCGACCCCATTTTGAGGGTAATCGGCGACAGGTCAGAGAACTGTTTGGCGGTCGGATAGTCGCTTTAGCGGGGCCAAGGGTCACGCTTGGCGTGCCTCAGTGCTTCAGCGGTGCCTCACCACTACTGAGGCACGCTTTGTGCCCGATTTTGTTGATCTTCTACCCCTATGCCTCAGTGCCTCTTTAAAAAAAGAGATTTATACAAGAAGCTCGCGCCGCGACTGACAATGTGATGAGGCCACTGAGGAAGTGAGGCAAGCTCACTCATCGGCGAAGTCGCTACCGCTATCATCCGAGCGGGCGGCGCGTTCGTCGCGGTAGATCGCCGCCAGGCCTCCCATGCGAAACGTCTCATCGACAAATTCCGGCGTCGGCCCGATTGCCCATACGCGGATTTTGTCACCCTTGCTGCCGCGCGGTCGTATCTGTGCCTCGACGTGAATGCCATTGAAGCGGCGGCGGAGCACATCATACAGAGTCGCGTGCACCCGTTGCCGAGGCAGGACGTGCCGTGGCAACCGCTCAATGATTTCATCGACCGTCACAAGCCGATAGCTGAACGGCACTTCGCCTGCGTGCTCGACCATGTACGATTGCAGGTCGCTCGCACTCGCCTCGATCATTTCGCCTTTTGCATCGGTGTACGGCGCAGCACCGGCAGCGGTGTAGTCGCCGAGCTTCCGACTCAACAATTGATGCTTGATGGCGGCGAGCGCGGCCGGGTTGTTGAGAAGATCATAGAGGCGGCAGTAGTACGCCGGGCTTTTTGGCTTCGCGTCGGTGCCGACAATCGCATAGCGCCGATCCGTGTCGTCAATCGGCAGTGCGTCGGCCTTGTTGCTGAAGAACAGATACGCCAGCACGTCGGGGATGGTGACTTGCGGCATGTTCTTTTCGTTGATGTGCAATTTCGGCTGCGTGATCCATCCATGCAGCTTACGAGTCGCAGGCAACGATAGCGAGCGGACTTCTTCACACGTCACTAGCTTGGTTCGCATCTGCCAGCCGTTATGCGGTGTCTCGAAATCGCCTTGGTCAACCGGCGTGCGATTGTGCTCGCCGATCAGTTCGGCGAATACGTCGCCAATGAACGATTTGCCGGTGCCTTGGACTTCACCACGAATGAACAGCGCGTGCTTTGGCTTCTTGTCGAGGTTTTGCAAAACCCACGCCAGCCAGTCGAGTACGACCTTGCGAATGGACTCGACGGGGAACAGGTACTTTAGATGTTCGTCCCAGATCGTCGTGTCGCCTTCAATCGGCACGATTGCGGACGCCACATATTGATTGTAAGCGCCGCCGACGTTCTCACCTTCGCCCGGCATGTAACAGAACGTATCGAACTTCTGAAATTCGCCTTGCTTGCGCGTCGTGATCCACCGGTGAATTGTCGTGCTGGTCGATTTGTCGGGAACCTCGACACTAGCGAAGTAGTCGCTGAATGCGCCGGTCTCCCACAACATGCCATCGCGCTTACGCACGTATCGCTTTTGCTGGCCGATGTAGCACCATCCGGCTTTGAGACTTTCCCACGTCTCGGGTTCGGCTTGTTGCTCTCGACGTTTGCGGCGCTCGGCAGTGCGCTTGAGCCGTTCCGTCATTTCGGTATCGGACAACGGCGGCAACGGGTCAGCGCCGAAGTCATCTTCGGCTGTGACGCCCAACGCGCCCGGCTGAGTCTGTCTCAGATAATTCCAAGCGTTGTCGATCTTCTTGTCCATTCGATCTTCGATTGGACCGTCAAAGAAGTTCCACAGCGGGTCGCACTTGCCATCGACGTTATAATGCTCCGCCATCAACTCGATGGCCTTATCCTTGCCGATGCCCAAATCCTTGAGCGTGGCGGCGACTAGCAAAGTCGTGCGCTCGCCGTTCTTGCCGATGATCGACTTCGGCGCATCGTTTTTGAGGTAGAAAATGGCGCGGTTGATATTCTCCGGCTTGTCAAGATCGACGGCCGGAGCTTCGTTGTCGCCAGCGGTGGGGACGGGACGCTCTTTCAGATACTCGGCGAACCATTCCGGCGCGGGTGCCAACTTCGGCGCTTTGGTGATGGTCGTGTAAAATTTGCCTTCAACCTGACAACCGGCAATCAGCACGTAGCCGGGACAGTCGATGTCTTGACCGAATTTGTTGTTGCCCTGCACATGCTTTGCCGTGTCGGTTTCGATGTAATAATAGTGAGTGCCGCCGCTGCCGGTGCGCACAGTGTAAGTCTCGGGCATGAGACCATACTCAAGCTCAAGGTTGTCGAGCGTGTCTGCGCCGACCTTGCCGGACTTCACATCGACATCGGCAACGATCAAGCCGGACTTCTTGAGCGCGAGTCCGACGTTGCTGTTAACCGGCCACTTGTCGATCACCTTCGGATCGTTCGTCGCGGCGGTGCTGATATTACCTTTCGGCATGCCCCCGGCTTTGGTCCCCCGGTCGATCTTGAAGAAATACCAATTCGGATGAAGCTCAAGCAGCCTGAGCGCCATCGCGGTGGCGAACGGTTTTTTGTCGGTGGTTGCAGACATGGGGACGCTCCGGTTGATCCGTCGCATCCCGGTGGAGCAGCGCCGCTCCTAGCAGCCCTTGCGGGTGACCCGTGGGTTCGGGCCGAACGGTCATAGTGACCGCTCTTGCTCCCCACGACCGACGTGCGCACGCCGGGTTCGTGGGGTTGACTGGTCCCACCGTCGCGGTGAACCCAACACCGCAAGGCGGGACCAATCTTGAGAATGGCGGGGGCGCAACTCCTCGCCAAAGTTTTATATGTTCGCTCGCACGTCGCGGGTCAACAAGAATTCTCCTTTTTAGATTTAATCACCCGGCGCTCAAATTTGCGCGGCCCGGCTCCGTAACGCGTCTGTCCGTCTCCCTTATGCCACGGGCTACGACGCGGCACTGATTTCCAGTTCGGCGCTGGCGGTGTTGCTGGCGCTCTAGGGCGGCGGCGGTGTGAGAGTGCGGCTGCAACTTCTGTCGCAACCCTGCCGATCTTGAAATGCTCTCCGGTATTGCGCTCCGGCCACATCTTGCCGGAACCGGCGCGCAATTCGTGGCGGCGGAAATCAACTTCGGAAAATTTCGCGGTGTGCGCTCCCATGGCCTTTACCTTTGGTGGACTGGTATCCGGTGGTTCTCCCGAACGAACCGGCGGCGGCGAAGATCGCCCATATCCTCCCGATCCTGCTCTACGGGCTTGGCGACTCCATACAGGCGCTCTACCCGCGCAAGAGCCTCACGTAGCCGGTCCCGTAATGCTGGTTCTGTAGTCTTGCGCAGACTCCTACGGAGGGCCTTTACGCAGGATGGTAGGGGCGTAGACATCGGGTCACCGCTGGCTCTGTGGCTTTGCCGCCGCCGCTGCGGCCCGGAGCTTGTTGGCCTCAATCGTCATGGCTTCGGCCTTGCTGTACGCGCCCCGTCGATAGGATCGGCCACCGCCCTGCTGGACACCGAGACCGCCGCCGCCGATAGCTTTGGCGGTGCGGGTGACGCCCGGGTAGTAAACGCCTTGACCGGCCGCAGCCCTACGGGCGCGTTCGAGTTGGCTTGTGTTGACGTAATCCCTGAGGGCCTGCTCTTGGGTCTGGACGGGCTGTGTTCGGTTCCACGCTTCGAGCGCCTTCCCGAAAGCTCCCCTCGCCGCCAAGGTGGCCTCACGGCATCGACGAGCTTCATGCCGCGCAAGGTCAAGGTCATGCATCGCCGCCTTGAGGGCGACGAGCGGATCGACCGAAGGGTTGTCACGGACAGACGAGTTGTCACGTTGACCGACCATCCGTTTCCATTCGTCGAGAAAAGATGATCGGGGCACAGCCGCGTGGGCGCGGTCATGGACGCGCACCGCTTCGGCAACCGCTTCGTTCGCAGCCATCTCGTTGGACTCGGCTTGTTCCGTCATGATCTGTGCAGCGACGAGCGCATTGTATTGAGGACGGCGAGCCTCCGGAATTTCCGAAGGGTCGATGTCGGTGTTGATGGTCCCGTTCGATTTGAAGATGTTCATGGCCGTTGTTCCTTCTTTGTTTTTATCCAAAGATCAGGTTCATTTTTGTCACCCGAACCTTGCCAGACGTGACAGCCGTGCTCGATACGCCACCACGCTGCTAACAGAGCTTCGTCGAAAGTCTCGACGCGGTGCGGATACAATCTCAACAGCAATCGCGCCAAGCGCCGCGCAAAGTCATCGCCGCTTAGATGCCAGATGTGGCGCGGCTCAAGCTCGAAGGTCTGCGAGTTATCGAACATGGGCGAGCTTCCCGAATGTGTCGGACTCAATCTCTGATAAGGCGTTTTCGATTTCTGAAACGTTCGCATACGAAATGATGGTCGGCGGATGAAAATTGCGCCGGGTCTTTTGTTCCATCAGATAAAGATCGCCCGTGCCGCGCGCTGCGTCCCAAACCTTATGACGGTTGACGTACATGCCGCAGGCACGCGCACGTCGTTGCAGCAAACCCAATTCCATTTCGGAGGTTTCCGACATGGCATAACCCTAAGATTTCGCCTTGCCAAAAACTTTGTCCGGGTTCTGTTGCCGAACTGCGCCAAAGGTCGCGGGGAAGGACGTGTCGGAAATCGGCCGTTCCTGTCCGACCTCCACTTGCGACGCATCGTTCTCTTTGTAGCCGACACCTTGATGGACGAGCTTGTCGAGAGCCTCGTCCTGGACGGTGATGTCGAGGTCAGAAAGCTTCGAGCTTTCCTCGACGCCCGCCGAGCTTGCGCCGGAAAAATTATTCTGAGCGTAGCCAGTGCGCGCGACTTCGGCTCCGGTAATTGGGTCTCGACGAACAGGTCCGAGTCCGCCACGGGCGAGCGTGCCCTTAGTCAAGTCGGACTTGTAGGTCTCGCCAGCGGGGCGCGTGCCCTGCTTGAGCTTTGCCGGTGCTCCCTGCGGATTGGGGTTCTTTCCAGTTCCAGATTGAAAGGCCATGTTCGTTCTCCGTGGTTGTTATTTGATGTTGTCGTTGAAGTAGCCGCCCAAGCTGTCGTCACTGAACCACTCACGCGCCTCGCTCAAACTCACGTCGTATTCCCATTCGCCCGCAGCGGGGCCGATGAAGCTGGCCGTGACGACGCCGTTCTTGTAGGTAAGCGAGTCAAAGCACGTTGAACCCGATGTATCGGCGGTCAGCGTCTTCGCTCGCGTCTGACGCTTAGCTGGCGTCGGCGTCGGCTGCGTGCTTTGGGCAGCGCGTGCCGCGCGTGCCGCGTCTTGTTCACGACCCCACTCGGCTCGTTCGGCCGCTGTGTATTTGTTTCCCGGCGCAGGGCGTATGAATTGTCGCTTAGCCATTGGATTTCGGCCCTCCGAACGTCGTGGCACCCTTTGCGGATACATCCGCCAGCGTCGAAGTCCCGACCGAAGGACAATCATGTTCGACGACCGGCGTGCGGGGCTTCACGGTGTGAAGTGCATCCTTGAAGGACTCGACCGCGCGACCGTGTTTCATCTTGCCGCGATAGACGCCGGTACTCTCGCCCTTCGCGAACTTCTTGGAGTCGGTGTGATAGTTCATGGCTTAGTTCTCCTTGACGGTGGCGGGCAGTTTGGTTGAGCCTGAGAGAATGGCCTCACCCATAATCTCGTTGGCACCATCGGGCCGGTACGATCCGCGCTCGGGATCGCTTTTCATCCCATGCGCCAAGGCAGGCACCGGGAGTTGCTTCGAGCCGTGTTGCTTCTCATGATCGACCGGGCTAGGGGACGAGGCGTCCGGTGGAGCGCCAGTCGGCGGCGCGCCTAGCGTCGTGGTCACGCGGTCACGCATCTTCGGATGCAGGGGCGATGGCCCGCTTGTCTTGGGGCGACCGCCTGTGCGAGCGATGTCCGGGCCGTTCTTATGCGTGATGTCTTGCGGCTTGTTGTGCCAAGATTGAATAGCCATGACGTTTCCCCCGTTATCTGTACTGTTCAGGGATTGGAGTGCCGTCCAATCGCAAGTTCGCACTTCGCGCGATAGCGGCAGCTTTGGCCGTCCCGACAGCTTTCAGAAGGCTCTCAACGGCGCGCATTTTCGACGGCACTATTTGATTGTTCTTGTCCCTGAGGCCGACGAAAGGATTTTTGTCGTGACCGTCGGCACTCTTTATCGTCGCAGGAATTGTGCCGGGCTTGCCGCCGAGAACAGTGCCGAATTGTGCGGCGACTTCCTGAGCGCGCGACTCGCCGAATTTCTTGACGACTTCGGCCTGTCGCGTGTAGTTCGGGGACGGCCCGAAAGCACTGACGAACATTTCGTCATCCTCGGTGCCAGCTATGATCCATCGGTGCGGCTTCTCGGTGCGCGCTCGCGTGATGTGCGCCAACGCAGATTGCTCCGTGAAAAGTCCAACGCGGAATTCGTCGATGAAATCCGCATGGGCACTTTCGAGGACGCCGTTGTCGGCGAGCATTTCGTGAATGCGGGCTTCAACTGCATAGTTGATCGGCATGGGGAGCCTCCATTAAGCGGACATGCGGGCGGCCGGATCGTGTGACGCGACCCACCGCTCAAGTTCGGATACGAGAATTTTTGTTTTAACGCCGACACGGAACGCGCGGATTTCTCCGGCGCGAACGGCGGCTGCGATGCGTTCTTGTCTGAGGCCAGTGCGGGCTGAGGCTTGTGTCGGCGACACGGCGATCATAGGCACTGGCCGTTGATGCGCGTAGGGCATCGGACGGCCTTGTCTCTATGTCGCGCGAGGGGGGCTTACGCAACTGTTGGAATACGACCACCGTTAACATAGGCGTGGAGTCGCTAGCAACCCGTGTTCCAGAAAAGCAAACGGCGGCGAGTTGTGCCCGCCGCCGTTGATCTTTTTCATTGTCGGCCGATTGTCGGTCGGACGGTGCCGCCCCGCGTTAACGACCCGTCAAGATGATCGTTGCGGTGAAACTGGCGCTCGAATAGACAAAGAGCGGCGCGCCTCTCACAGCAGCACCGCTCTAAAGTCCTGATCCGGAGATGCCGCCGACCGAAGGCGGCGGACACCCTGACAACCGGAAGGTCCGTGCACCCTAGCGCCGCCGTGTTGCTATCCGATTGCGGAAATCGCTCAATGTTGAACGAACGCAATGCGGCGCTCCGATTGCCAGCACAGACCACACGTCGAACAGCTTTCCGTCCGGCCGATTTGCTCCGGGCAAATGATCGTGCCCGCCGGGACCTGATAAGGATGCTCGACGCTGATCGTCGAGCGAGTCGAGCGCGGCCCGTTGCTGAGACGAACGGCGAAGCGGCTCCAATGATCCTCGACGAGCGATGCGAGTGCGGCGGCAATCGGGTCGCCTTTATCATGCCGCGCGCTGTAGCCCCACACATGCAAGGCCGGATGCCGCTCTAACAGCGTGCGCCAAAGCTCCACGTACTTCACCGAGTAGAAGTCGCCAAGCGTGTGTAGCCGCACCGCGAAGCCATGCGGATGATCTATATCGAGCAACGCGACTTCACGAACGAGACGCCATTCAAGATCGGCACCGGCTTGGACTCGATCCGCATAGTGCATCTTGTTGCCCATGCAAGAGCGCCAGTGATGGCAGCTAGTTGGACACGTTGCGCGTTCCTCTAAGCTAAGCGTCCAAACCGGGAAGCCGCGCCACTCTGATTTTAAAAGCACATCGCCGATCTTGCGTTGATGCTCGCCGCGTTTAAGCGCCCAACGGTCACTACTGCGGGCGGCTCGCACCGTGCCGGGAAAGATCGTGCGACCGCTCACGATGGCCGGATGATCGAATGCCGGTAGCGAGGCGGATTGACCATTGAGCGGACGCGATACGAACCGACTCTTTGTCCGCCGCGCGGTCATGCCGCGTCGCTTAGAGCGTGCTCGACTTCGGCGGGGACAAGCAAGTCATCCCATGTCAGATTGAGACGAGCGCGTTGCCGCTCGACCAGGATGGCCGCTGTGTCGCGGCTTGATGCCAGCGCGCGAAGTGCAGCAAGCAATTCCTTTCGAGCGGCGGCCGGAATTCGTTTCGACTCGTCACCGAACAACTTCGCGACGGCGACGGCCCGCGCCGTCTGGAATTCGGCTTGCGCCCTTTGCGCAAGAGCTTCCTCGGTCGTCATTGGCCGTCGTTGTTTAGTCGCCTGAACAGCCGTGCGCTTCGCTTTCGATTGCGGGCCGAATGGCGTCTCCCTGTAACCACCGCTTCGCCATTTTAGGAGGACGTTGACCCATGCCGGGGACTTGCCGATGGCCTTCGCGCTTTGCCGTTGAGTCGCGCCGAGCTTCTTCGCGGCGGCGAGACATTCGGCCGCTTCACGAAACTTGTGCTCGCCAGCCTCGACGGCGCGGCGTGCTTTGTTGTGAAGTTTGCCAATACTCGCGGTCATGGTCGGACGCCTCCTTGCCCGATCATAGCGCGGATAGATGAACCGCTCGTTTGGCACTATCCTTGATCGACGGTTAATTCCGCCTTCCGCTGTGGGCGGTCACAGGAGTAATCTTTTGCCCATGAGTGCGCCGTCTGCGAGCCTGGACGATCATTGGTACTACGCGACCGAAAACGGCCACGCGGGACCGATTACTGCGATGGCAATCCAAGATTTGCTGCACAAGGGCACGGTCACTGAAGACACACTGGTTTGGAATAGCGCCTTTGGACAGTCATGGAAGCCAATTCGCGATATTGACTTCGGCATACCAAAACCGCCGCCAGTGCCGAAACGCAGCCGGATCAGTCGGGCGTTGGATGGGTTCGCCAGCGTCATTCGATGGGCAATCGTATTGTTGATCGCGGTGGGCGTAGTTTGGTGGCTCAACCTTCCTGAGACTTCCCAACAAAAGGCGGCGAAAGCTCAAGCGATGACCATCGCTCAAAACACAATCTCGCGCCTGCAACAAACTGGATGGCAGCCAACATGGGACACGGTGAAAATAGATGAGGCAAAACCTGATCGTTACACCTTCATAATCAGCTACAAGTATTCACCGGGCAACTATGACGCCGTTGATGCCGACACACGTTTGGTAATCCGCACGGCACTAGCCGAAATAACAAGAGCGGGTTTTGCTCCGGCAAATACCGTCGTCAATGGGATTATGGTTTTTACGCAACAGGAAGTCCCCGGGGAGACCGGCACCCCGTTGTATCGAGATTTTGGGCACGCTTTCTACAATCCCATCCGTGACCAGATTGAATTTAAGCGCCCGTAAGGGGCAAAACAATTTCGTTATCGTCGGACCCGCACTTGCATCAAATACTCAATCCACGCGGCTTCAAGCGCGTCATGGCTAATTCCGAACACTACCTCACGGTTCGAGGGATGACGTTGAGCATTGAATTTTCTGAGGATGGTCTGTTCCATTTTGTATGCCGCCCGCGCCGTGTTCCACAAGTGATAAAGGGCGGGCCGGTAGCGAAGTCCACCAAGTTGCGGCAGCGATGCTAAGTTGAAGTCACGCTCACGCTTCTTGTAGTCGAAAGCCCACCCGATTTTAAACAGCGTTCCGGTGGCGTCCTCGATCTTCATCGCGTAGGTATAAGCCGGTGCATGGCGAACGTGCATAACACCCGCCCGCTGCGTCGTGGGGGGCGGAGCCGCTCGCCTACGCGCGACATCTTCGCCCTCAATGCGCGCCACGGCGCGAACCGGAGCTAACAACGGGACTTCCTCTTTTGGCAGGCGGTCGATGCGCTCTGCTTCATCCGCCGTGAGTGAAACGATGCCTGACGCGGAGTCCATGGCGAACTGCCGCGATGAAATTTCTTCCAATAGAGGACGTGGCTCCAAAAATCTCCATGCTCGCCGATTTAGAAGCGCGTAAGGCCAGCGGTAGTTCCCCTCAGTGTCGTAATCTTCCGCGCGCGGCCGCATATCAAAATCCAACGAGCGAGCCACTTCCGTTGTCGGCTCCATCATGCCGAGCAATCGGCCTTGCGATCTCGGCGAAGTTTGCTCGGTCTTGGTGCCGACAAGCACAACCAAATCGCCGGGCTGTAGGATTTCCCGTGCTCGCTCGCGCCATCCGTTTGTGCTGAATTGAAGTGGCCCGGACGGAGCCCCGAAACCCCACACCTTGGTCATGTAGAGCGTCATCAGCCAGACTTCCTACGGGCAACAGCGGAGGGCGGCAACGCTCTCAGAAATGTAAGAAACCGATTTGTTCTGGCGGCTTCGTATTGCATTCGGAGAGGACTTGATGCCCGGCATCGGTGAGGCACTTAAAATGAATGCCGAGCGTGATTTCTGTTGCGTTAACGAGGCCGTACCCGACGAGCTTCTTTAGATGCTCATTGACGGCGTTCCAATCGTATCCCTCGACAATGATCGGATTGGTGACACTGCGGTCCATAGCAGGTTGAACCGGCCTGCCATCGGCAGCGGTCTTTTCGATTTCTGCGAGCTTCCGCAGCAACGCACAAATGAGTTTGCTATCCGTGACCATAGTGCACCTTATTGCACACGTTCCCACGTATCGACGCTCTTTCCACGGCACTCATACCACATCCCGTTCGGCAGTAAGTAGCGTCCTTCGCTTGGTGGTGTGATAAGGCCGCTCACACGTTTCGCATATCCTTGACACTCCGCGAGACTGCCGAACGTCATGGCCGGTGTAACACCCGCAAACGTCACGCGCGGCGCGCCCTGCAACTGACACGTACCCGTAGCTTGAAAGCAAAGGAACAGCGCGTAAATAATGCTCCTGCCCGGCCCGGCTTGCTGTTGCCGTTTGGCTTCCTCTATTTGGTTTTGCTGAGCGTCATGGCTAGCTTTAACTTGCGCCAATGCTTGTCCGTATTTTTGGTTGTATTCCATTGCGAGCTTTAGCCATGCGTCGCAATCTCCTTTCTTCAACCAAATTGACACGTATCCTGCGCGACCGGCCGCCCCTACGCTGCAATGTACAAGGTCCGTCGATGGAGAGTCCTGCGGGGGAATATTATTTGGTAGAGGCAAACGCGGAATGCCCGTTTCCTTTTCCAATGCTATCCCCTCAGCCTCCCACTCCGCGATAGATTGCTGCGCGCGCGCTGCGACAGGCAGCAACACAAACAGCGCGCCAACAAAAATGGTGAGAATTAGTCTGATCCGCACGGCTTGGCCCTCCCGCACGCATCATATCGCAGTGGCTAGCAGCCCAACAATGCGATTTGAGACGGTCGCGCGGTCGCGCTAGGATCGCGCCCGATGTGGCGAGACACGAATAGCGAGGTCCCTACCTTGGCCGATCTGCGCGAGCACAGCACATGGACGTGGGTCTATTGTGAGCGGTGCTTGCATCGCGCGCCCGTCGCATTCGTGCCGCTCATGATCCGTTGGGGTACGAACGCATCAAGCGACATGCTGAGGCGTTGCGCCAAGTGCACCGCGTGCGGGCACAAGGGCGCGACGCTACAGCATCCCGGATGGGTTGATACAGTTGTCGGATTTCAGTCGTTCCCAACTGACGCTAATCAATGCTGAGAAATCAATAAATCATACCCGGAAGTCATTGAAAAATCACAGGCTCATGACCTTCGGAGGGCAGCGCTCTATCCAGCTGAGCTACGGGCGCATCGCAGGCAGTAGTAGCGAAACGCCGCCGGTGCGGCAACGGCGGCTTGCCGCTCGCCCGATCGGCCCCTACTCTTGTCCCAACACATCTTGCCCCGAGCAGGGAGCCGGCCCGATGTCACAACTTGCGGAAAAGACCGAAAAGCACGTGCCGAAGAGCGCGCTGATCAAAGACGCCGCGTTCAAATGGGACGATCCGC